TCCCGATCTCGGCGAGCTGATAGCTCTTAGGCTTGAGCATTGGAAAATGTACGGCGGAGAGATCACGAGGAAGTATCGTCTGCATTATCAGCAGGTCGCCGCATGAGACGGAGGTGAGTCATGACCGATGGTCGCTTGGACTCGCGGCGTTACCGTGCGATGCGCAAAGCGTTTCGTGATGAATGCGAGGCGGTCGCTGCGTCATGTTGGTTATGTAACCAGCCGATCGATTATTCGATTCCGTGGAAAGATCCTTTGACCGGGCAAATCAATGATGATGCATTTGAGTTGGATCACCTTTATTCACGGTCGAAAAACCCGGAATTGACGTTAGATAAAGCCAATTTCCGACCTTCTCACCGGTCTTGTAATCGGGCTAAGTCTAATAAAATGCCTTCCGGTGGTTTGGGGTCTCTCACGCGGAAATGGTTCTATAGCTAGAGATAGTTTGACGGGAAATATTCTGAGTATTGTAAGGCTGGTTTGCCGGGTGGTAAGTCAGTGCTGGGGTAGGGGCGGTTCAAAAAGAATATTTCCCGGGCGTGTCCCCATCCTGGGGTGCAGCTGTCCTCTCCCCCCGCCGCGTTACCGGGGGGTCGCGCACGTGCGCGTATTATACGCAGTTAATTACGGCTTGCAAGCCGTTTTCGCGGGTTTTGAGGGGATTTAGGGTGAAAAAATACGATTATTTAGCAAAAATGCCTCCTATGTGGCATGAGCGCCCGCGTGGAACCTCGAAAAAACGTGTATCCAGGACAGCTAACGCCGCCGATTCATTGGACGGGTTCGGACTTGGCTGTGAAATCGACGTTATTACGTTCGGACAGTTTTCGCTCATCGATGCTGTGGACGCGATTTTAGATATGACCGGCCCGGCAGACGTGGTGATCGCAACATGGGCTGCCGCTCAATTCGACATGTCGCAAATCCAGGCGCAGCTGACCGGGCACCGCATCACAAACCTTCAAATCATCCTAGATGCCTCAATGGTGAACCGGTACCCGGACTTTTGCGCAACTCTGGAAGAGCGATTCGGCAAAGACTGCTTGCGAACTACGCAGACGCACATGAAATTCGTGCTGATTCGCACTGAAAAATATAAGGTAGTCATTCGCACGTCGATGAACCTGAACTATAACCCGCGTCTGGAATACATTCAGGTAGCAGAAGATGCAGAACTCTATGATTTTTTCGCCGCTGTGGTGGAAGCGGTCTTCGAAGCAGAAAAACCGGGGCTGGAATCCCGCCGACAACTTGTGCCACAAGTACCAGGCGCAGCCGAAATCTCACCAACCACGCCCGTAGCAATGGGCGAACCTCCATCCCTGGGATACCCCCCTCGCCGGGGCATGAAACAGGCTAAAAAGTTGGGAGCCATCGAATATGTCGCAGGAAAAAACACTCGCTGAGACCCTAAAACTCGCTACACTACCCGCTGAAGTTGCTGCAGTACGTGAAGAACTCCTCAGCGCGCATTCAGAGGATATGCGCCCCCGGATTATCGGGGCAGAGTTCGACGCATACTGTACCGCTGTTACCCGGCTGCGGGATGCACAGGCACGCATCGCAGAAGAAAAACTGATCGTCCCGGACGCAAAAAATCAGCCGATTGTTCACCCTGCCTACGCGGTGGAACGCATGGCCTCCGATGATTTGCGCAAATGGGGCGATAAATTCAAACCGCGAGGTCGTCGGTAATGGACTCGCACCCACGGGAAAGCCTCTATGACATGGTTCAAGAGTCCATAGAGTATGCCCAAGAAACCGGGACTATCAAAAAGCAAGATGCAGCAGCGATCGCTCTTGCCCTTGATTATGCCCGGCTTGTGGACGACGCTTACGACGAATCTCAGCGTGCCTATGACCTGTCATATTTTACGAAAGCGGTCGCCATTAGCGGCCCGAACCTAGCGCGCATCCTCGAATCCTTGGGCTTGACCCCGAAAGCACGCGGGGAACTCACCGCGAAGCTGGAGGGAGAAGCTGATGAACTCGAAGCTCTCCGCGCTCGTCGAGGATTCAAAGCTGCAAGGTAAGACCGAACCGCGGCTGTGGACGCGACCTCTCCGGGCACTAACCCCAGAAACCTCCCTCGGTTTCGAGTGCATTGAATTCTCAGAAAAAATCCTGGGTCGGCCCCTGCATCCGTGGCAGAAATGGTTCCTCATTCATTCAATGGAGCTGAAACCAGGCTCGTACACCTCAGATGAGTACCCGGAATTCAGGTTCAAAACCGTTATTCTGCTGGTGGCACGCCAAAACGGGAAATCCTACATCATGAGCACAAGAATGCTCTGGAGAATGTTCCTGTGGACAGGCAAAGAAGTGAATCCGCCGCTTATCATGGGCACCGCTCATAAGCTCGGACTCGCTGAGGAAATTCTCGACCTGTCGTATAAAGCGATCCAAGCCTCCCGGCACTTGAATAAGCATTTGGGCCGCCGATCGAATGTAAACGGTGATAAGCATTTCGCGCTCAAGAACGGTGCCCGTTACCGGTGCTCGGCCGCCTCCGATGACGGCGGCCGCGGATTCTCCGTGACTGATCTTGCCTTCGACGAACTTAGGCAGCAACGTGATTGGGAAGCATGGTCGGCTATGCTTTCCACCACGAACGCTGTTTTCTCATCTCAGGTCATCGCAGTCTCAAACGCCGGTGAAGCGAAATCCGATGTTCTACGTTCGCTCAGGAACAAAGCTCTCACCGAGCTTGAAGGCTGGAAGAGAGCACAGGGAACCGGAGACGAATACGCCCCGGAAGACCCTACATTGGGGCTTTTCGAGTATTCCGCCGAAGATGAATGCGACATTTGGGATCGTGAAGGATGGGCACAATCAAACCCATCGCTCGGATATGAACACGGGCCTTCAGAGGAAACCCTCGCATCGCTCGCCTCGCTGGTAGGTGAACCGGGCGCGGGCATGCCAGAACACAAATTTCGCACGGAAAACCTCTGCCAGTGGGTGCAAATCGCCAAAGACGGCCTTTTCAAGGTCGAAGATGTGGAGGCGTGTACCGAGGAAGGATCGGAAATCGCGCCGGATTCCCCGCTCTATATCGCAGTCGATACGTCGAAAGATCGCGGGATGACCTATATTGCGGTCGCTGGATGGAGGCAAGACGGCCTGCCCCATGTGGAAGTTATTACCAAACGCGCCTATACAGAGTGGGTCGCTGAATTTCTGGCTGAAAAACTCACGTTCACGCCGGAAGCGGTCATCTTCCAGGGGCGCGGTGCCCCCGCCTCCACGCTCATTGATTTTGTGGAGAAAAAGGGGGTTGAGGTAACACGGTGCGAAGGAACCAACTTACCGAATGCTTGCGGGCAATTCTATGACCGGGTAATCGGACACAGCATCCGATGGGGCAATCAACCAGACCTGTTGTTAGCCCTCGCTGAAACACAAATTAAGACGATGGGCGACTCATGGGTTTTCAACCGCGATAAATCACCTGTCGATATAGCCCCGCTCTGTGCCGTAATGCTTGCCCTATGGGGTTTAGCAAATGGTGTGAAACAAGAGACGAAAACATCTGCATATGCGGATGACGCATATACCGAATGGTGGAGGTGAAGCGCATGGCGAAATTGAGCATTGGTCGCATCATTACAGACGCGATCGTGAACCGTACTACCCGCGCCGCTGGCACCTTCGAGAACCGTCCAGTTGATATTTTCGTGAACTCCAGCGGTAACGCGGGCGGTGGGCAGTCGCCGGAAAATATGACGCTCGCCGCTCTATACCGGTATCAGCCGTATTTGCGGATGGCCGTTGATTTCTACGCTCGCCATATCGCACAGCTGGCAGTGCATAGTTTCGCACGAGATGGTGAGAATCGCGAACGCGAATATGATTCAGCGGCGTACCGGCTATTGGCGATTAAACCTAACCATTATATGACCGGGTATGAGCTGATTTATGACTTGACCGCAAACCTTGCCTTGTATAACCGGGCGTACTGGTTTGTTCTGCCAGGTGATGACGGCGAGCTGCAGATTCACCCGTTCCCGACCTCATGGGTGACACCATCCTATAGCGGCTACGCCGCCGTGTCGCACTACGAGATCAAAGTTCCTACCGAGGAACATATCGTGACTGTAGATGCAGATAAGTGTATTCCGTTTGAGGGGTGGACCCCGGAACCTGGTACGTCATCCTCACTGGTAGAGACGATCAAGCTCATTCTGGAAGAAAACCACCATTCACGCAAATACCGTGTGCAGTTTTGGCGTAAATCCGGGCGGGTGGGTACCTATCTGACACGACCGGCGAACGCCCCAGCGTGGGATAATACCGCCCGCAAACGCTTCTATGCGATGTTCCAGGAATTCACCGGGAACAACGGCGCGAGAGCTGGTTCTACGCCCATGCTAGAGGACGGCATGGAGCTGAAAACGAACTATTTCAAATCCTCTGAAGAACAGTGGGCTGAATCGATCAAATTGTCTCTCCAGACGGTCGCACAGGTGTACCAAATTCCCCCGGCCATGCTGGGAGACACCACCGCAACCAGCTATGCGTCGATGCGCGAGTACAACAAGAGCTTGTACTCGAACACACTCGGCCCGCTCGTGCGTTTTATCGAAGATCGATTGAACGCTTTTGTGCTACCCATGCTGAACGTTGATGAAAATGTTTTCGTGGAATTCAACGTGCAAGAAAAGCTACGCGGCTCTTTCGAAGAGCAAGCATCTATTCTATCCACCTCAACCGGGGCACCCTGGCTCACTAGAAATGAAGCACGAAAAATCCAGAATCTGCCCCCGGTTGAAGGTGGGGACGAGCTGATAACACCACTGAATGTTACTGCAGGCGGTCAAGCATCCCCCCAAGATGGCGGGGTTGCGAACCAAGGCGGGGGAGACCCCACCAAGACGCACGAGATCATTCAAAAACACCTGGAAAGGATAGAACGCATCATTCCCTCAAAGGGTATGAACCGCCCCCGATTCGAGCGGGAACTCACCGCTGATCTGCGCGGGTGCGTGAACGATCCGCCCGGGTTGGCCGCGAAGGTGCACAACATTATCGAAACGATGGATAAACCCCCGTATGCTGCGGGGGTTTTCGCACACCTGAAGGAAGGTGAAGCTCATGGCGATTCGGCATAAAGCTACCGGTGTGGTGTACCTGAAAGCCCAAGAAGACGGCGAAGGAACTACCGCAGGAATTTTCGAGGGGTACGCCTCTAAATTCGGGAATGTGGACTCCCAGGGCGAGATTGTCATGCCCGGCGCGTTCACGGAGACCTTGAAATCTTTCGGTGAAGGCGGCGCGGGCATCCCCTGCTACTGGGGGCATCGTATGGATGACCCCGAAATGTGTATCGGAGTCACCACCGCCGCCGTCGAAGACAAAGAAGGACTAAAAGTTACCGTCCAGCTGGATTTGGAAAGCCCCAAAGGCAAAAAAGCCTATGAGCTGATCCGTAACGGCATCGTGCGAGAAATGTCCTTCGGCTTCAGCATCGAAGACTGGAGCATGTCGGAGACCGAAAAGAACGCCTGGGGAGAACCAGCCCTAGAAATCAATCAAGTCAAACTTTTTGAAGTGTCGCTCGTACAGGTCGGCGCTAACTCAGAGACGGAGATAACGGACGTGAAACACGCCAAACCCGATGTCAAAGAACTAGATGAAAACCAGGCACCCGCCGCCCCCGCATCCACTGATGACGAGGGCGGTGCTGGTTTATCGCTCGATGAAGCGGCACTGAAAAAACTTCAAGAAGCCTTGAAGACCATTCAAGACGTTATCGACGAAGCATCCGACGGTAGCGATGAGGAGCACGAGGACACGGACAAACCTCAGGACTCGGAAACGGGCAAGGGCAAGGATCCGGCCGGTGCCAAATCGTGCACGCTTTCGGTCGCGCAGATAGCCGAATACAAGCAATTTTTCACAGAGAAAGGCACCGCTGATGAAGCTTAAAGAACGCCTAGCCGCCGTTAGCGCGGAAGCACAGGAAATTATCACCCTTGCTGAGAAGGGGCACCCTCTCACGGAGGCAGACACGAAGCGTCTGAATGACCTCCGTGAAGAGGCAACCGGTCTGCGAGCACGTATCGAAGCTGTCGAAGGGGCCGGAGATTTCTTTAAATCTCTTGGCAATCCCGCCGCTGGGGCACAGGAACAGGAGAAGCAGGTCGGGGTTCCGGCTGCGAAGAGCCTCGGTGAGATCGCGGTGAAGAATTTCACCGAAACCGGTGTGCTCACCAATATTTCTGAGCACCGCAAGGCAAACTCCGATTTCATGTTCAAGCAGGGAGAAGGCCCTGTCGTATCTGGTCCCGGTAAGACCGTTACCACTACCAACGTGGTAGGTACCGCATCTAGCCTGTTGCTGCCTGACATTGACAAGGACATCGTCAAGCAGCACCTTCAGCGCCCAACCATCGCTAACTGGCTGGGATCCGGCACCATTACCGGCAACGCGATCACCTACTTTCTAGAAAAAGCCTGGGAGAACTCAACTCACGGATCCCCGGCAATGGTCGGTCAGAACGAGAAAAAGTCCGGTGTTACGCCCCCGGATTATGAGCAGAAGACCGTGCACCTGAAAAAGCTCGCCGGTTGGTTGTCTCTCACTGATGAGATGGCCGAAGACGCTGACTTCTTAGTTTCCGAGATCAATAACCGTCTGCTGGTTCAGCTGGCGTTGGCTGAGGAAGCTCAGCTTCTCAACGGCACCGGATCCGGGAACCAGATTGAGGGTCTTCTGACGAACTCCGGTCTTCTCACTGAGACCTCCGCGAAGGCTGAGGATAACCTAGACGCGATTTATCGTGCACAGAACCAGGTTTTCCTAGCAACCGGTCTGAAGGTGGACGGTCTGGTGATTAACCCTGCTGATTACCAGAAGCTCCGTTTAACAAAGGACTCAAACGGGCAGTACTTCGCCGGTGGTCCTTTCACCGGGCCGTATGGCGTTGGCGGCGTTCTCACCGACCCGCCCGTGTGGGGTATTAACGTCATTCAGACAACCGCGATTCCCGCCGGTACCGCCCTCGTGGGGGCAGGCAAGCAAGCCGCAACCGTATACCGCAAGGGATCGCTGCGTGTGGAGGTCTCGAACAACGTGAACGATGATTTCCTCTACAACCGTTTTGTGGTGCTCGCTGAGGAACGTCTCGCGTTGGCTACTCGCATGCCGAAGGGCTTCGCGAAGGTCTCCCTCAAGTAGGAGCGATAGGAGGCTAGGATGCGTTATCCAGCCTTGAACACCGGGGCGGTCTCACCACAGGAGGCAGCACAAAACGCCATCCGTGCATATTGCGGATGGCATATCGCCCCGATTGTGGTTGAGACGCTAACCCTGGACGGCGACGGCTCGCACCGGCTCGCGTTGCCGTCAAATATGGTGCACGAGGTGCAGTCTCTCAGCGTGGACGGTGTGTCGGTGACGGATTTTTGGTTCTCACAGGATGGGTGGCTGCATCTCAACGAACCGCAGGTATTCCCTGCTCGCCCCGGATCAGTGAAAGTCACTCTCAAACATGGGCACGAATACGTTCCTGAGGTGACACAAGTGCTCAATTCATTTGCGCAGCGGATGGCTCTAGCCCCAGCTGGGAACATCACCTCCCAGCGCGCCGGGACGCAATACGTGTCCTTTGGTACGCGGGACGGTGAAGTTACCGGTGGCAGCCTATTGAGCACCGAGAAGGAGCTTTTAGCCCCTTACCGACTCTGGAGTACACCGTGTTAGGGCTACCACGAGCAGCTGGTGAAGTGACACGGATTATCCGCGGCGAAACTAGCACAGATGATGACGGTTTTCAGACACCGGCTGAGACGCAGGAGACCTTGTACGGCTTCCTAGACATTCCGACAGTCTCGGAGCCATCGCATGGAGCCGCTGAGGTGGATGTTGCCGAAGCAACCCTGTACTTGCAGCCCGGGACGGCCGTTGATGCGAAAGATCTTTTTCTCATCGATGGAACACGTTTTGAGGTAGTGGGAATCGCGCCGGTGAACCGCAATGTTTTCACCGGCGCGATCTTCTACACCGAAGTGCGTGTACGCAGATGGAGGGCATGAGGTGGGAAAGAAAAATTTCAAGCTCAACAAAGAAGGTTTTCGACAAATCCGCCAATCCCCACAAGTACGCGCCGATCTGAAACGTCGCGCCGATAATTTGGCACAGGCAGCAGGTGGGCAAGACATGGGATATAAAGTCACGATGCTTGCGTTAGAAGATCCTCGCGGAGCTGTTTCCGTCATGGCGACCGGGCATGCCGCTAGGCATAACCGCAAACATAACACGCTGATTCGGAAGATGGACGCGGCCCGTGACTGAGCGTTTTGAATTTCCGAATCCTGTCACCATCATTTACCGGCATCTGGTGAAGAAGCTGAAAATAACGGTCGCTCGCGATGAGGTGCCTGCTGGGTACACGGGGCAAACCCCACTTGTTCTTATTACGAACGGCGGCGGGTGGAAGGTGCACACGTACCAGCTGATGACCGGTCGCATTTCTTTTGAGGTGAGACACCCGAACGCGGCGAAAGCTGATGAGCTTGCCCGGCAGATCTGGGAGTATACCCGCGCTCTTGCTGATGAAATCCCAGAGGTCTACCTGCCTGCAGGTGTTCCGTTTCCGCAATATTTCCCGTCGGATGACCCGAGGTCTCCGGCCTATGTCTGGACTGCACAGATGACAGTCAAATCAAACAAGCCCGCATAACGCGGGCTTTTTCTATAAGGGAGGTGAGTCATGGCCGAAGCACGTACATTCGACATTTTTGTTTCGAAGCCTGACACCATCACCGGCGGCATTTTGACCGCGCCGCTGGGAACAGTAATCGAAAAAGACCCGTCTAAGAAGCTCGATAAAAAGTTTCTAACTTTTGGTCTGATTTCGGAAGACGGTGTTTCTCTATCGGAGGATGCATCCGATGATGACGTGAAGGTTTGGGGCGGTGTTAAGGTTCGCACCGTGCGTTCGGATTATTCCGCGTCCCTGTCGTTCACAGTACATTCGACCTCTGATCTTGAGGTGCTGAAAATCCTCTTCGGTGAAGGCAACGTCAAGAAGGAAGGTCAAATCATCTCAATTACGCACAATGCCGATATGGCACCGGTGCGTATTTTCACGGTTGAGACGAAGGATCCGTCGAACGGCATGAAGCGCCGTTATGTTGTTCCTCGCGGTCAGCTCACCATTTCCGGCGACCGGTCGCTGAATCACTCTTCAGCTGATGCTCTTGAGGTCAAAATCGAGTGCCTGGCAGACCCGGAAACCGGCGAATGCTACACCGAACATACCTGGATGCCCACCGCTGCGGCTGGGACACCGGTCGCTCCTGTTCCTGGTGGCTAAATCTCAACATAGTTTTGCCGTTTAGGCGGCTTATGAATCCCCCCGGGTCGAAATGTCTGACTCCGCATCTCACCCGGGGGTAACCCTTATTTACGGAGTCAAACCTACCTATTTGAGGAGTCAAACATCATGGCAGCAACCACCCCGAAGAGTAAGAAGCACGTACGCCGCTCTGCGAAGAAGTACCGCATGACAACCTTCGAATCAACCATTTTCGAGGGCGAATTCACGCTTCCAGACATCAAGCAAGCACCGATGAAAATTATGAACGCGCTAAACACCGGCAACATGGCGGTACTGCATGAATGGCTTAAAGCTACCGGAGTCTCAGAAGAAGACATGGAAGCGGTCTTCGAACTAGACGGTGAAGAGTTCAAAACTTTCACCGAGGAATGGTCTGACAGCTTCTTGGGAAAATCCTCGAAGTAATCGGCCTTTTCCGTGAGCATGAATCCGCGGTTCGTACGCGGTTGCTCCAGGTCGGTTTGGATTGGGATAAACCCCGTACGGGTACCTCAAATTGGGCGAATATTGTCGCTGCAATTGAGACTGATCCGCTCGGCGGGGTTATCCACCGTGCCACAGACCCGGATAACTGGCACTGGTATGTGCCCGGTGTGGATGAATCCCGCCGGGTTGCTGAGCTTCTTATCGTTGCGAACCTGCAACGTGCCGGAGATAAGGCTAGGTCGAAGCTGCAAAGTTTTAAACCGGCTAAACGGCCGTGGGATGAGCAGCCGAAGAAGCTCACGATGGCAAAAATGACACCTGAGGAATTCGAGGCAGAACTTTTAGAGCGCCGCGAATCCTAACTAACAGCATAGAGAGATGGAGAGTGATCTCAGTGGCAGGGGGAGAATTGGGGACCGGGGATGTTACTCTTACCCCCGC